TTGCGGGAACGCTATCGAAAGTTTTTTGGGAACTTACAATTACTTTGAAAAATCTATATAATAGAAATTATGATTAAAAAGTTGATATTCAATACTGCCAAAGCTGCCTTCAGAAAAGGCTTCAGAAAATACAAAGCTGAGGTTAGGCAACAAAAGAGATTACCTAGACATTTAAGAGGTGTTGTGCCTTATGATCTAGTTAAGTCAGATATTAAAAGAAAAATTAAATCAACTAAATTTATGGATAAAGAAACTTATCTAAAAGCTCCAAAAACTAAAAGCATACCAAAAGGTGGTCCAAGACCTCAAATATTTGGTAAAGCCTATGCATCTGATAAAAAAGGTAAATCAATGCAAATACCTATGATGACTAAAGAGCAGCGTAAAGCTAATCAAGAAGCTATATCACAATCGGTCAGAAAATTTATGTCAGAAAAATTAGGTAGAAAAAAACTTGGTGGTGTTATAAAAGCTAGGAAAGGATTATTTATATGATTAAAAAAATGATGTTGGGTGGACTACTTACTACAACTTTAAAAACAGCAGCTAAAAATTATTTTAAAAAATCTGGTAAAACAATTACTGATTTAACAAAGATGCAACCATTAAAATCTAGAACATCTGCAAAAACTGATTATGCAAGAGCTTTACAACATTATACTAAAAGCGATAAGGACAAACAAAAATTACAACAATACATTCGTAAACAAAAGTAAATGAAAAAGAACTCACTAAAGACTGAGCTCGAACTAACTCCAAAACAAAGAATGTTTGTGGAGATCATGGTGTCAGAGCATGGATCAATAACTCAACACGAAGCTTATTTGAAAGCAGGTTTTAATGCTGCTAATGAAAATACTGCGAAGTCATGTGCATCACAATTATTAAATAGAAAATTAAATCCTCATGTTGCAAAATATTATGACAAAAGATTTGAACAAGAAGTTAAGAAATACACTGGAGATCAATTACGAAGATATAAAAGATTAGAAAGAATTGCAGATAAAGCTGAAGAGGATAAACAATACGCAGCTGCAATCAATGCCGAATATCGATCTGGTCAATTAGCAGGTCAGTATGTAGATAGAAAAGAAGTTACAGTAACTGGTCTGGAGGGTATGTCACGTGAGCAGCTTGAAAAGAAACTTGAAGAACTATCCAACAAAATTGATGGATACAACGCCAAGACGATTGAAGCTAAGCCAAGGGACGTTGAAGAAGCTGCAGAAGGCTAGTTGGTCTGATTGGTTAGACGCATTTAACCAAGTGCATAATTCAACAATGGTAACTTCAGTTGGTAAGATTAAGGTTGAGATTGATGAATAGAAAAAAAATTACAGCTCCTAAAAAACCTAAATCTGAAATAGATAAATATCCTATGGTGTCAGTAGAATGGTTTGATATTGTCTCGGATAGCTCCTGGACAAGCTTTGAAGCTTTAAAGAAATCTAATCTTGCTACCTGCATCACCAAAGGTCATCTCCTGAGTCAGTCGAAAGGAGTAACTAGATTGTTTGGGGATTATTCATTTGCAGATAATGGTAAGGATATTGAAACGATTGGCAACACTACAATAATACCTAATTCAGTCATCAAAGAAATTAAAAAGTTAGGTTAATAAATGAGCGATAAAAACAACGAAAGTTTGTTGTGGCAAAAGTTAAAAAAGAACTTAACTCAATTCTTTTTAACTCGCATAGAATCTAGCACAATTAACGGAATTCCTGATATTCATGGCGTACATAAATCTGGTGTTTTTTGGATAGAATTAAAATCAGATTATGGTAAATATCCTAAACTAAATAAGTGGCAAATCGTATGGATAAATAGATATATCAAAGCGGGTGGTATTGTTTTTATACTCCACGAGAACTTGGCAAAGACCCTCTCGCAGAGATGCCTTAAACTGTACAGACCGGTATCCGTTTTCACTGATCCTCGGTCACTTGTTCCTCGTTCCTCGTTCTCGGGCAACGGACAGTGGATAGCTCTGCAGGAATCTCTCCTCAGGGAGCTGGGATCGCAGGACTCGGCAGCGTAATCCTCGTTCTCGTTTCCTGGCTACGTTACATTTTACCTCTTTGTTAGCGTAGCCTGGTGACGGGACCAGCAGCTCAGGATCAGGAAAATTATTTTAAAAAATAGTATTGACATATATCCCATTGTATCTTATCTATGTTAAAACTAACAAAGGAGAAGATATGACTAAAACCATTACGTATAACGATAAAGAATATAAGTTGCCTTTCTCGGTTGCTTTGCCCGAAGATCCAACTACACAGGAAGAAGTCAAAAATAGATTTGGCGGTGAGTCGTGCATGTTGCCCGCTTTCGCTGTCGCTGTGTACGATGTTATTATGGGATCAGAAATGTTTAAGGATTGGCAGACCCATCGGAAAGGTCTCGATTGGTTTATCGAGAACTTTCCAAAAGAATACATGGTATTATTAGATTAACAATTTTCACCCCAAGCCCTTCGGGCTTGGGGTTTTCTCGTTCTCGGTATCCGATCTCTCGTTCTCGTTCTCGGCAAGCAAATGAAGTTGCATGTCACCCGCAGGAAGACCGGTGCACATGGATCAGGACGCTGGTGGAAATTCTATTTGACAAAGGACACCGAATGGGTAATGGTGTTGGTAGGAAAAGGAGGAACACATGGCAGTAGACTTTGACGCTCTCGATCTCGTTAGATCACAGAACAAATCTCGGGCATATAACAAGAAACTAGACGAGCTGACCCAGCGTAACCAGTCCCTTCAGGAGCTGGTGACGGAAGCAGTAGCCGAGCTACCCGAAGATAGAAAAATTCATTTCGAAGAAAGATTAAAAAAAATAAAAAAAAGCTATTGACATTTATCCCATGAGGTCTTATGTAAGGTCTGCGGACGGGGAAGTGCACTGAAAAGACTTAGCCATCCCGCAAATGCTACCCTTTATCCGTTAACGCGGGGGAAAGGTGAACATCTTATGATCTTCATCCGGTAGCATTGGGTGATACAGCAATCCCGCATTGGCTCAATTGAATTCTAGGAGTCAAGCTTAAATACTGGAAACGTCTTGCGTTGATCCGCTGGCATTGTATCGTCAAGCCGGGTTTCAACGCAGGAGTAACTTAAGGAGAGCAAATGAAAAAATATATGCCTGAAGCCACATTTATGATGATGGCGTTTTTAACTTTAACCTGGACAGGAGTGATATCATGGTAAAAAAATTTTACGGACTACAAGTTCACTCTTTGACGTTTCAAAAGGTAGATGAAAACGGTGAATCCATTGATGGAAAAGTTTACGAGTACACCGGGGATCATTCTTCGTTCTGCGAGGGAATCGATGAGGATGACCTAGAGGAGGTGCAAGATGTCGACTAGTTGGGTAGAACACAAAACGATCACCGAATGCCTGCGCGCATATGAAGAGCAGGAGCTAGGACTCATCTCAGACATTGCCAAGCACGGATGCAGTGGGGGCGTTGCCGGTATTATTTATTACGATGAAACCTCTGCCTTTCACACTCGTCATGAGAATGAGATCTGGGATATGCTAGCAGACCACGCTGACCAGCACGGCCTGAAGAAGGGAGAATTTCTGCAACACCTCTCGAAGGATCCCGGCTCGCTGACCCAATTGGTAAATGATTTAGTCTGGTGGGCTGTAGAAGTTCGCGCTCAGGAGCTGCAGGAATGATTTTCGGTTTCATTAGTCTAGTCCTATTCGGCTGGTTACTCTTCCCAAGAGTAACTGGCTGGATCGTCTTCCTGATTGCGATTTCTCTCGTTTCAGCACTCGGTTCCTCGTTCTCGTTTGAGAAACAAACATACCTTCACGGGGACCAGCAGAAGCAGGAGCTGGTGCACGGGGGTTGGAAGCACAATGGCTTACCTTTCTAGTTTAGAATAATTCTAAAAGATAATTAAAATAATTGTTGCAAGGGTTAATGGGATTTGATAAGAGGTAAATGTTTAACCCAATAACAAAGGAGAAAGATATGGGACTAGACCAATACGCAGGACTTCGTGATAGTAATGGCGAAGTGCATGACGAGTTCTATTGGAGAAAACACGCAAAGCTACAACAGTTCTTCGCGTATGAGTTCGATAGACAAAAGCCAAACGCAGAACATAACTCAATGATACAATCACTTGGTTTCAATGGTGGTCAAGGTGGAGTTGAGATTACTGAAGATGTGGTCAAGAGACTAGAGGAACAATTTCAGAAAGGCTATGAAGATTGTAAAGCTGAAGATGGTTTCTTCTGGGGACACCAATGGCAAGATGAAGCTGTGCAAGAATACAAAGCACAAGATAAAGACTTCATTGAATGGTGTAAGGAACAATTAAAAGAGGGTAGGAAGATAGCCTACGATTGTTCGTGGTAAAGAAAATTAAGAACGAGGCGACAGATGTCGCCTCGCCTCGTTCCTCGTCTCGTTCTAGCTCGGATAATAAAACAGCTAATGAGCTACAGCAGGAGTTTGTCAGGCAGTTGCGAGAGATGTTTGGAAATCATTTACAAGTACAGGTTGAGCCAAACATTACAATCACAAAAGATAAAGAGGTTAATTGGTTAAGTGATTTTAAAAAGAGAGATAAAAAAAAGTTAAACTGATGTAAATATTTTGTTGCAATAAGATTTAATGAGATATATACAGATGTTGCAATCATAAGATTGCATAACTTAACAAAGAGGTACTATGACAAATGCAGTAAAAAAAGCAAAAGCAATAGAACTGAAAACAGTTGTTGCAGTTGCTAAATTGAAAATGCAAGTTAGACGAACAATGAAAGAGATCGAAACATTAATGCAAAATGTTGATGATACTTTCACAAGAACAAAAGCAAACTTGTTGATCGGACAAGATGAGAATGGTGTTAGCTATGGTTTGCAAAAGATCAAAAGAAAACGATCTAAGTTTGAGAGCAAACTATTTAGAGAACAACATAACGATCTATATTACAAGTATTGTACTGAGATTGAGTACAATGAGTTTAAAGCAGTAGGGGGTGAGAATGAGTAATCTTATCACTATTGCCCAAACCCTTGCTAATAGAGTTAGAGGTACTGAACTATCTAACACCACAACAGTTGATAGCAAGACTGAAACCAAACTTAACTATGAAGTTATGTACAAGATGTTAGAGAGTGAAGTTGAAAAGCATATCTTAGAAAATCAAGGCAACAGATGTGTTGATGAGTTTAGACAAAACATACTGACTAAATTCCAATCATTAGTAAATATACTTACCAAGTAATCTTTATGTGACGCGTGTACAACACGCGTCACACACCACACCCCAGAAGGCTCATACTTTCCACGACCATAAAAACCCAAACGCGTTCCACGAATGCGCGTTAAAACCAGCGTGTTTTTTTGACAAAGAGGTTTACAAAGCATAATACATAGAAACACTAGGGTCCCAAACGGTATGAAATAGTTGAAAGTGTTTTTTTATTAGTCTATTGTAAAAAAGGACCCTTTGTTTTATATGGGTCCCCTAGCCCCTGGGGGTATATAAAATTTTATGAATACTGAGCATTTAACTGAAGAAGAACTTAAAGATATAATTCTTAAAAAACAATTAGAATATATTAAATTATGCCAAGATAATTTTTTGATATTCGCTGAAAATGTTTGGCAAGATTTTATTTATAGAAAAGATACTAAAAAATTAGGCAAAGGCCATCACCAGGTTATTGCAGAAGCATTTCATGATATAGCTGATGGTGATGCAAAGAGGCTCATTATTAACATGCCTCCTAGACATACTAAATCTGAATTCGCATCTTACTTATTCCCTGCTTGGTATATTGGAAAGTATCCAAAGAAAAAAATTATGCAGGTATCACACAACGCAGAACTTGCATCAAGGTTCGGTAGCAAAGTTAGAAACTTAATGGCGACCAAGGAGTATAAACAGATCTTTGGAAATGTTACACTGCGTGAAGATAGTAAGGCAAAAGGCCGATGGGAGACCAATCATGGTGGCGAATATTTTGCAGCGGGGGTAGGCGGCTCTATCACAGGGCGAGGGGCGGACTTACTTATTATCGATGACCCACATACTGAACAAGACTCCATGTCTGATTCTGCAATGGAAAGAGCATATGAATGGTATAGCTCTGGTCCTAGACAACGTTTACAACCAGGCGGAAGAATTTTAGTGGTTATGACTCGTTGGGCAACTGACGACTTAACAGGAAGATTAGTTAAAGCTCAAGCAGAAACAAAAGCTGATAAATGGAAAGTAATATCCTTTCCTGCAATCATGCCTAATGATAAACCTGTATGGCCTGAGTATTGGAACAAAGAAGATTTAGATTCTGTCAAAGCTTCCATCTCCACTAAAAACTGGAATGCACAGTACATGCAAGATCCAACATCTGAAGAAGGTGCAATCATCAAACGGGAGTGGTGGCAAGATTGGGATAGAGATCATTTACCAAGACTACTACATGTCATTCAAAGTTATGATACTGCATTTTCTAAAAAAGAATCTGCTGACTATTCTGCCATCACCACTTGGGGTATCTTTGAGCCGGTAGAAGGTTACGAAAAAGCAATAATACTTCTTGATGCTATGAAGGGCAGGTATGACTTTCCAGATTTAAAAAATGTTGCATTAGAGCAATATCAATACTGGGAACCGGAAACCGTAATAGTTGAGGCTAAAGCTTCAGGACAACCTTTAATTCATGAGCTTAGACGTGCAGGAATACCTGTAATTGACTTTGTACCCTCTAGAGGAAGAGATAAACATACTAGAATAAATAGCTGTGCACCTGTCTTTGAATCTGGTATGGTATGGGCACCGTTAGACGAACACTGGGCACAGGAAGTTATTGAGGAATGTGCAGCATTCCCTAATGGTCAGTATGATGACTA